CTTTTGGTGTTTCGAATACGTTTGACATAATAATCTCCTGTGTGTAATGTCTGTGTCTAACAGCTACTTCTTTTTCGCTGTTAGTTTATTATATATGCTTAACAAGAAAAAAACAACTATTTTCTGATTCTGTTTATCCGTTCACGGATGATCTCTATCACTGGTTCTGCCAACACCACTTCATAGTGATTGTAGTCAACATCGATCAGTTCCATATCTTGATGGTGCCGTTGGCTTTGAATGCTGACCACTCCGTCGTTGGCCACAACTATGAAAGGACTGCGACCCTGCACAGTAACCACGTTGCACCAAGGATGCTGCACTTTGATCTTGGCCGCTTCCCGCATGGCCCAGCTGCTGGGACCAATATCACGCATGAGCCTGCTGAATGGTAAAAAGTATTGAGCATAGTCTGCTACTTCAGCACCGCCATAGGGTGTGCTTAGTGTAACTGCACCCAATACCTGTGTGGGCAAGTGATGGCTGAGATGCAGAGCATATATGCCACCTAGACTGTGCGCTATGAAAAAACACTGTTTGATACCAACCAAACTCTGCTGCATCGCTGCTAGATTGTGTTCAAATCCATCACGACTGTCATAGTTTAGGTCTAGACCCTTGCCCAGTCTAGTTCTGATATGATTGAAGCTTTCGCTGGTGGCATTGGCACCGTGTATATAAACTAAGTTCATAGTGTATATATCTTGCGATGCAACAATTTACTTGGTCATCAAGGCTTTGGCTTCTTCGTATCGGCCCACGCGAGCCAATGCACATGCCGCTCTAGTTTGTCCAATTGATAGGCAAATGTCGTATATGGTGTTTAAGAAGTTTTTCATAGATAAGTCCCTTTTTGGGAGTAGTTGAACTCGCGAATATAGTTTTCGAGTTGAGCGGCATCGGTAATGCCTTTGTCTGCTAGATAAGCATCTAGACTTGATTGATAGCTGCTACCTGGGAACATTTCACTTAAACGTTCTAGCATAGACTGCATCTTTTCTGATAGATATTTCATTTTATTCCCTGTGTGTTTGTGTAGAACTCAGTGTTCCTACTCAGTATTTACCATGAGAAGTGTTACACCTTGATTAAATAGAAAAAACAGTGTATAATATCAAATGATACACAGAGGGTAAATACTTGACTAGGAAAGGCACATGAAACTACACACAAGATCGATCCTGCAGGAATTGAACGAAATAGCTGAGGTCCGTAACAAGGATGCACTATTTGAGAGTCGTGCCACCAACATCATCAATTCAGCTATTAATCTGCTGGAAACGTTGAAAAAACACTACACAGCGGAACAAGCGGATGAACTAGAACGTAGGCTATTAAATGCCATACGTGGGCAGGATCCTGCCAAATTCACCCGAGGCATACGCAAGATTGCTGAATCTAAAAGAACCAAAAGACCATTAAATGAATCAGAGTAAATTATTTGAAGGCGGTAACGTATTCAAAACCGCAGACAAGCAAAGTCTGACGCAGCGCATTGCTACCAAAGATGTGCCAGCAACCATTGACTTTCTTGAAAAGATTACAGATTTAGACTTTACCAAAGAATTGGATCCCGATGACAAAAAGCCCGTGAAATGGCTGGGCACCACTGGACGTAAAGAAGATCCCGATGGCACATTTGAACTTAACAGCTCTGGTGATCTAGACCTCAGCGTAGATGCTAGAGAGATCTCCAAAGAACAATTAATTGCCAAACTTGCAGACTGGTGCAGAACCAATGGTGTGACAGAAGAAGAAATTTTCAACAAAGGCACGAAAAAAACTGACGGCTGGATCAAAGATGCGGGCGACAACGTTCACTTCAGAACTCCAATCAGCGGTAGTCAAACCAACGGATTTGCACAGTCCGACTTCATGCTCACTGTGAATCCCAAGTTTCAACAAGGAAGCATGATTGGTGGCAAAGGCCAATACAAAGGTGAACATCGACACATTGTGCTCAGCAGTCTTGCTCGTGCTCGAGGCATGAAATATTCTCCTAAATTTGGACTGCTGCATGGTGACACTGAAGAACCTGTGGAAAATGGCGACGATTGGAATGTGATCTCAAAACAACTATTGGGGCAGACAGCCACAGTCAAAGACATCAAGAACGTGGATGCAATCATTGCCTACATTATCAAATTGCCCAACTACGATGAACTAGTAGCAGGTGCAAGAGAAACACTGGGCAGGCAAGGTATTGAACTGCCTGTGAAAGAAGCCTTTGAAAGTTACGTGCCTGGCAGCAACGCCTGGATGCGCAGAATGATAAACATCGTAAAATGAGATTCTGGGAACTACTATTAGAAGATGATGCACCTCCTGCCAAGAAAGTTGGCAGAGAATTCAACCACCTTGAAGATCTTGTGTTCACTGAAACCAATGGTGCAGTCAAGGCCATACAGCTTCTCAAAGACTTGGCCAAACCCGAAACCAGCATCACTATCAAATGGGACGGTAATCCCACAGTGTATTGGGGACGTGATGATGACGGCACATTCCGCATGGTGGGCAAGAACAACTGGGGACGTGAAGAAGGCAAGAGTTCTAGCCCGGACGAATTAAAATCATTTATCATGAGTCGCGGCAAAGGCGAAGACTGGCGTGAAAAGTTTGCTGGCGATATGGCCGCGATGTGGCCCATATTTGAAGCTGCTACGCCCAAAGATTTCCGTGGTTATGTCTACGGCGATCTCCTATTCCATCCGGGCAAGTCATACACGGGTGCAGATGGCCGCATCTCATTCACTCCCAATCAAGTCACTTACTCAGTGATGGTCAACAGCGACACAGGTCGAGCACTGGCCAAGGCCAAAGTAGCCGTGGCAGCTCACAAGGTATTCAGTTATTTCGGAGACAAGAGTGGAGAAGACTTTGATAATCCAGAACTGTTTAATAACACTCCTGCACTTGAAGTATTCGGACTAACCAGTGTTAGTCACAGGCCAGCTGTGGGAGCAGAAAATCTAGCCAAGATAGAAGCCTTGGCCAAGAATCAGTCAAAGATCAACGGCCTATTGGCTCCTGTGGCAGGCATGGGCTACCTACAAACTGAGATATACACCTTTGTAAATACTCAGAGCAAGGCCAAACAGTTGGACAATATCAACACCGATGCCTTCATGGCATTTGTAGGCAAGACTCCCGCCAAAGCTGCTAAAATAGCTGCCCACAGCGAACGTCATCCTGGAGTTATGGATCTGCTGTTTGAACTAGTACGTGAGATCATGTCGGCCAAAGATGAAGTGATCCGTGAGCTAGATGGTGCAGGCGGTGAAATCGAACAAAGCACTGGCGGCAAGCCCGGTGGTGAAGGCTATGTAGCAGGTGGAAGCAAGTTGGTACCACGTGATCGTTGGACTCCGTTTAGAGCTGATTAACTGCTAATTCAGCTGATTTTTTCAAACCAATATAAATACTTGCATAGAAATCAGGTGATTTCTAATATTGCCGGCCTCTGAGCGAGGTCATTGATCAAGGAGAATTTATCATGGCAGACGTAAGAACAAGAAATGAAATCGTAGCAAACGATGGATCAACATTTGTAACATTTGGTGCAAACTCACTAAAGCACGTAATCAACCAAGCAGACGTTGGTCGTGAGCTAATCATCAAAGTAGCTAAGACAAACATCACTGATACAGAACTAAACACTATTATTTCTGCAATTTCTAGCACAGGCGGATCTGGTGCGGATGCATTCGTAGTGGCAGCAGTTGGTGTTGACTCGACAGATGATGCAGCTGGTACTGGTTTTGTTAGTGGTACAACTGATGTAGTGTTCCTAAGAGCACAAGGCACAGGTACATACACACCCGATGCTTCTAACGCACACGGTGTTACTGGTGCAGTTACAACTATTGAAGCAGTCTTTAAACCAGCTAAGTAATTTTAGTTTCCTAGGGATGGGAAGGAAGGACCGGAATTTATTTCCGGTCTTTTTTTGTCTGTGTAAATAGTAGCATATTATGGCACGTTATCAAATAGTCACTCTTGTGGATATAACTCGAACCAATCCTTCGAGATCCGAAACTGATCAACACCTGCTGTCTCAGCAGGCCAACTTCAACAGTCTGGTACAAGCCATAGGTCTTAGATCCAACGTAGAATGGCAGAAAGATCCTATCAAGCACACAGGCAGACTACCTACACCAGCCACAGGCAAGGCTGTACATTGGACCTGGGAGTTTGATTGCGAACGTGATCAGATTTTCCTACAAGATGGTGATCCAGTGTATCTACTAGCACATGACCTCAACCATGTGCCTGTGATTGCTGATTTAGAAAACAGTGAAGATATAGATCCAGCTGCGTTCCAAACTCAAGGCGACATGATAAATACTTGGGTAACGATGATTTAGGCAAAGTGTGTTTTTACACAGTTGGCATAAATACTAGTTCAAAGGCACCCATTAGGCATTTCGGAACACTTAGGCACATGGCTCGGAGCGAGCACCTGACTTAACATAAAAGGAAAATAGCCACAATGGCCACTAAAGACGCGGTAGCACAACTGGCTGCACTACCTGAGCGGGTAGCTGTAGTTGAAACCAAAGTAGACCAAATAGAAGAAAAACTTGACGATCTCAAAATAGGCGTCAAAGACATGCATGAGTG